AGAAAGAAGGAATAGAAGCGGACATGGCTCCATTTGGTTTCATAGATAACCATATTGACTATGAACAGACTATAGTAGATGATGAAGGTACTCAGTGGAATGTAGATGAGTATGGAGATAACTCACATATGTGGGAATATCTGTCGTGAGTTTAGAGACAGACTTATCACTTGAGCATCTTCTATTTGTTGACAGGAAGTGTAGGTTTTGTGGTCAGACTAAGAGTTTATTAAATGATTTCTATAAGACTCGTAAAGATAGAGGGTCAACACCCTCAGCATATGCTTATGAGTGTAAGTCTTGTACCATATGGAGAGTCAATAGAAAGAGAAATAGAAAGAGACCCTTACCTCCATACCTAGCAGACTATCCAGATTGGTAATCACGGCTTGATTCCCCAGTGGAAAACGACATTATAATAAATAATTTCAGCATCCAAATTGGAATACACTAGGAGATTTAACAGATGGCATCGACACAACTTTCACCAGGAGTTGTCGTTCTAGAAAGAGATCTTACCAACGTAGTTAACGCAACAGTAGATAATATTGCTGCTATCGTTGGTTCTTTTGAAAAGGGACCTGTAGAGCAGGTAACTAATGTAACAAGTGAGAAAGAATTACTTTCTATATTCGGCAAACCTACGGACTATAACTACGAGTACTGGTTTAGTGCGGCTCAATTCTTACTATACGGAGGTACCGTTAAGGTAGTCCGTGCAGTTAACGATTCACTTAAAAACGCAATAGATACTGCACAGTATACTGTATCTACTTTTAGTGCATCTGATACAACTTTGACGGTTGCGTCATCAACAGACTTTGATGTTAACGACATCCTTAAAATAGATGCTGAATTAGTTTCTATCTCTAGTGTTTCTGGTAATGACGTAACAGTTCAACGTGGACAACTAGCAACATCTGCTGTATCTCACGCTGCTGCAACATCAATCACATTGATTGAGCCTGCTGGTACTTCTTCTACTATCGCTGAAGGTGGAACATATAGTGACTCTGACGTAACTCTTACAGTTACATCTGCTGCTGCTCTTGGTGCAGGTACTAACTCATACATCAGGATTGATGATGAGATTCTTCAGGTATCTTCTATTGCTGGTAACGATCTAACAGTTGTCCGTGCACAGTTAGGCACAACAGCCGCTGCACACACTGATGGATCTACTGTTACTCTTCAGACTGTTACAACTAACAAGACTGAGATTAACGAAACAACTGCCACTGGTGTTACTGCTCCTCTAATTAAGAACTTAGAGACATATGAAGCTAACGTAGAGACTGCTGCTAACAACTGGAAGTGGGGTGCTAAGTATGCTGGATCATACGGTAACTCATTACGTGTTGTAGTTACAGACGCTGGTCCTGATCAGGTATTATACCTTGCACAACCATCTTCTTCTGAGTGGGAATTCGTAAACAACGCTGAAGTTTCCTTCTCTAATGCTAACATCTACGGTAAGGTCTATGACTATACTGTTATTGTTACATTCAAGGATGACGCTGAGTTAGTTGGATCATTCGAGAAAGATAACTATATCACTGCTGTTAGTGGTGGTGTTACAGGTCGTGTTGTTGCATACGATAAAGTAAATCGTAAGTTGGAAATCACTATTGATGGTACATCATCTGATATACTTGAGATTAATGACTCAATTACTGAGTTAGCAAACAACTCTAACACACCTGGATCTGCTACTGGAGACAAGGGAGACATCGAATCAATCAACCGTGAATTACGTGTTGCATTGAATCAGGCATCACCTAACTTCCAAGCAAACCAGACTGTTGTTGACGGAAACGCTGCAACTATAGCCATTGCTAACGTTGAGTCTGACTATGAGTCAAGACTATACGGAGAGAATACAAAGTGGATCAACGTTGCTGCTAGACCTACAACTTCCGCATGGGTACAAGAGCGTGGTGGTCACAATGACTTAATACACATCTTGGTTATTGATGGAGATGGTAAGATCACAGGAACTCCTAATGCAGTTCTTGAGAAGCATCTTAATGTTTCTAAAGCAAACGATGCTAGATCACCACAAGGTGACAACATCTACTATAAGGATGTAATTAAGAATTACTCTTCTTATCTCTACTGGGGTAGTCACGAGACTGCTAACATCTATGATAAGGACACTGTTGTAAGTGGTGTGCTTGGTGTTTCAGGTATCAACAGAGAGTTTGATATCATCAAAGCATCTAATGCACTTAACAACCTAGATGATCCAACAGGATTGAATCCTCTAGCAGTGCCTCTACTTGGTACTAAGAATAGAGCAACACTACGTTACTCTTTACAGGGTGGTGTAGATGGATACACGATTCAAAGGCCAGACATACTTGGTGCATACGATCTATTCAATGATGCAGAGACTGTAGACATTGATTACCTACTCATGGGTCCATCTATGAGTGGTATAGATGATACGATTGCTAAAGCACAGCATGTAATTTCTATTGCTGCTGCACGTAAGGATTGTATCGCATACATCTCTCCTTATCGTGGAGATGTAATTGGTCAGACTAAGACATCAACAATAGTACAACGCACAGTTAACTATTATGACCAGTTAAGTAGCACGTCATACGCTGTATTTGACAATAACTACAAATACATATATGATAAGTATAGCGATAAGTATCGTTACATTCCATGTAACGCTGACGTTGCTGGATTAACATTATCCACAACTTTACAACAGGAGCCTTGGTATTCACCTGCTGGTTTCAATAGAGGACAACTCCGTAACGCAATTAAACTTGCTTACTCTCCTCTAAAAGATCACAGAGATTCCTTATATGCTTCACGCATCAACCCAATTGTAGCCTTCCCTGGACAGGGTATCGTACTCTTCGGAGACAAGACTGCACTGAGTTATGTGTCTGCCTTTGACAGAATTAACGTTAGACGTTTATTCCTAGTCATGGAAGAAGCAATTTCAGAGGCTGCTAAGACCCAACTATTCGAGTTAAATGACGAGTTCACTCGCCAGCAATTCAAGAACATTGTTGAGCCTTACCTACGCAGTGTCCAATCAAGACGTGGTATAGTTGACTTCCTCGTAGTCTGCGACGGAACAAACAACCCTGCTGAGTCGATTGACCGTGGCGAATTCTATGCTGAAATCTTTGTGAAACCCACAAGATCTATCAACTTCATCACATTGACCTTCACTGCAACTAGAACTGGAGCAAGCTTCAGTGAGCTAGTTTCGTAATAAGTAAACTCGTGGCACGGCTAAGATAACATCATCGTGCTCAACCTCTAATAGGAGATAATAAAATGTCAGCATTCGACAGCCAGACTTATCCTGGTCAGTCCGAAGGTAAGCAAATAAACGCACCAATTCTAGACTTTAGAAATAGAATTGGTGATCTTGCCCGTCCTAACCTGTTTCAGGTTGAGATCGGATTCCCACAGATAGTAGACAACGGTACACCTCAGTCAGGTGCTACCCCAGGATCACAAGAGCAGAGAGGAGAAGAAGGTGCGGGTCAATCCCGTGCTGGATCTGGAGCCTCTTCTAGTTCACTTGCTTCTTTCTTAGTTAAAGCAGCAAACATCCCAGCTTCAACAGTTGGAGTAATCGAAGTACCCTACAGAGGTAGGTCACTTAAGATTGCTGGAGACAGAACCTTTGAGCCATGGACTATTACAGTTCTTAACGACAAAGGATTCGCACTTCGCTCCAAGTTTGAAGAATGGTCTACTAAGATTCAGGCATTACACCAGAATCTACAAGCACCTAGAGTTATTGCAGAGTATCAATCTGATGCTTTGGTAAGACAATACGATAGGCAAGGTTCAGTGGTACGATCTTACAAGTTTGTAGGAATATGGCCTTCAACAATATCCGCTATTGATCTAGCATGGGATAGCAACGATACTCCAGAAGAGTACACCGTTGAGTTCCAGGTTCAGTACTGGACATACGCAAGTGACGCTAACTCTGGTAACGCAGTTTCAGTAGCTTGATAAATACTTTATAATGCAAAGGAAGGACTAATAATGTCACAACTATTTGGTTATTCGATTGAACGTAAGAAGAAGGGCAAGGCATCTGTCGGCCCTTCTTTTGTATCGAAAGATTCGGATGATGCAGCACAACCCATTGTGGCAGGTGGTTACTTTGGTCAATACGTTGACCTCGGTGACGCAGCCAACAAATCGAGCGATGTAGATCTTATAGGTAGATATCGTGAGATGTCCTTGCATCCTGAGGTGGACCAAGCAATTGGTGATATCGTTAGTGAAGCAATCGCTGGTGATCTAGATGATCACCCAGTAGATTTAGAGCTCTCAAACTTAAGGGTTTCTGAGCCTGTAAAGAAAAGAATTAGAGAGGAGTTTGATAACGTTTTAAGTTTATTAAATTTCGATCAGAAAGCATATGATATCTTTCGTAGGTGGTACATCGACGGAAGACTTTTTTATCATAAAATGATCAACCCTGACAATCCCCAAGAAGGATTGACAGAGTTAAGGTATATTGATCCTAGAAAGATTAGAAAGGTTATCGAATATGATAAACCAAAGGAGAATATATCACCCTCCGACCCAGAAGTAAATACACTGGTACCTAAGAGTGTAGAGTATTTCATTTATTCACCTAAAGGGTTACGTGGGTATGAGAATAGAGGATTAAAAATAGCAAATGATGCAGTATGTTTTGTCCACTCTGGACAATTAGATATGCAGCGTAACTATGTGCTATCACATCTTCATAAAGCTATTAAAGCAACTAACCAGTTGCGAATGATAGAAGATTCTCTGGTTATATACCGCATGTCACGTGCACCAGAGCGTAGAATCTTCTATATAGATGTAGGTAATTTACCTAAACAGAAAGCAGAGCAGTACCTTAAAGAGGTAATGTCTCGCTATAGAAATAAGTTAGTCTATAATGCAGACACAGGAGAAATAAGAGATGACAAGAAATTCATGTCAATGCTCGAAGACTTCTGGTTACCCAGAAGAGAAGGAGGACGTGGAACTGAAATCTCTACGCTCCCAGGTGGACAAAATCTTGGAGAACTTGAAGACATCAAGTACTTCCAGAAGAAACTCTACCGAGCATTAAACGTACCTGAATCAAGGTTGGAA